CCCCGCCAATCTGATAATCAAACCACCACCCGCCATCTACATTATACCCCTCCATCCCATTGAACTGAGGGTTGTTTTGGTTCAGGTAGATGCTCTTCTTGGTGTTTGTAATTCGCTGATAGTCAATATCAGAATACTCAGGTCGAGCAATGTTGCCATCGATGTCAAATAAGATGCGGCAGTCGTTGTCCTGCAGGTACGCATCGCTCCAATTGGTCTGAATATTTTCGCTCATAGGGCGAAGAACACCGTCCTTATACAAGGATATCCGAACCCAATTGACATAGTCTTGAGGCAAAACGTAGCGCAGGGTGTTGCACACGCTTAGTTCGAGGATTTTAATTTCCTTCAACGCATCGTAGTTTAACTCTTGAATACCGCGCTTGGCGTGAAACAGTACTTTATACCGCTCCTCATTGTTTACCAACGAGTGATTCCCATTGTACATCAACAGGAAGTTGGTTACAATATCCTGCAAGCTGACGTATTGGTACGACCCCCAATTAGCATTTTGAGGTTCGGTGCCCCCATTCTCATAATATTGATAGTCAGTAATGTAAGGCATTATGTTTGGGCATTTTGAATAGTTTCTTGAGCGGTCGCATACTGTACCACATCATTCTCTCGGATTTCCATTCCTGCTTGCTGCAATATTTTATTCACCAAGATATACTCATCATCGATAGAAAGCTCAAAGTCTTGATAGTCAGTTTGTGAATCATCAAACACAGGCTCACCCCCTGTGATAACAGAGTATGTCCATTTAGGAGCAAACGGGTATCGAATGTATTGAGCTTGAACCTCCGTAAGGGTGTCATACGTAACCGGGTAAACCGTGATGTATGGCCCGTCAATGGTATACGCAGGATAACCTATATCCGGAGCAGTTAACAACGAAGTGTTTAAAAGTGTGATGTTGCTATGGGTCACAGGCTCGGCCTCTCCCCTCAAGGTTCGAGGAGTAGTCGTAATGTCATAGCACAAAATCTTGTTCATCAAGTAGAAATCATCTCCCGTAGATGATGCTCCCTGCTGAGTAGAGGGCAGGTAAAACTGATTGTTCTGATAGTGCGGGAGGTCGCGAGTAACAGAGAAATAATCAATAACCTCAAGCATCTGTTTCGTCATATTCGCATAGCCCGTACCTGACGTTCTTCGATTTTCGTCGTTGATAGCTGAGTTGTATGCGGTAAAATACTCGTCAAACAGCTCTAGCTGAGCCTGCTTTGCGTACAGATTAAAATCTTGAGGCGAGATATATCCGTAATTGTTCTTGTTCAGAATTGCAAGAACTGTGTTTCTAACCGAATTAATCATAAGGAGTGCCTTTTTTCAAAGATAGATAAAAAAGAAAAGGAGCCACTTGGCTCCCTTTCCCTTACAATAATATCATCTAAACCTTACAATGGTGCCATCGTAAATTAATTTTGGTTAAGATACTTTTCTAAATGCTCTAAAACAACCACGCCTTCATCAGTAAGGAAGAACTGTTCACAAGCATGGTAAGGGTCTTCACCATACGGAACTGTCATCATCTTCTTCTTGTTGCTTGGCGTGTTGAACCAAATCTCTTTTTTGTCTCGACGGAAAGCCAAGAGTTTTTCATTAAAGAAGTTTTTGACGTTAGACTGCAATGAGAGATTAGGGTCATTGAGAATGGTCAAGAAATCTTGTGGATTGTTCTTAGCAAAAATCAAAAGGTCTCGTCGAAGCTCAGCCGTAGTTTGCGTAGATGGGTCAATCCCAAACGCCACGCGGATAATGTTTTCGACTTGCTCAATGTCAAGCTCTCGACACGCTACAAGCGCATCCACTTCTGCGTTCAAGATTTCAACAATGTCTGATGCTTCTTTCTCAGTGTTAATCTCCTCAAACTTTTTACCGTTGAGAGGATGCAATGCAAGAAACTCTTGAAGCAAGGGCTTGTTTTTCGGAACATACAGTTGGCCGTCTTCAAAGACAATAGGCTCACGCAATACGTTGGCATCTTGTTCGTCTTCGAAAATAGACCGCTGATTAGGAGAGTACCGCATAACGCGATTGGTTGCGGTTGCTTCCTCCCAATATAAAAGGGGCCTACGCTTACTTCCCGCAGTAGGGATAAAGTAAGAAAGGGGGGTGGCTTTTGTTGTGAGTCGATAGAACTTATCGACAGGCTTAATTTGCTTAGCCATATGAATTGAATTTGATTTGATTAAAAAAAAGGGTGGGGGTTTGAACCCCCACCCTCTAAACATTATTCCTCAAAGATGAAGAAGTTATTAGCACCCAAGGTGCATACTGCTCGCTCTGACAAGAAGTGTACCTCCATCGCATCCAAAGATGAGTTAGAAGCTCCACCTGCAGAACCTGTAATCCAAGTCTTGTAACGACGGTCTTCAGTTTCTGAAGCGCGGTACCGAACGTGGAGGAAAGGTCGCTTAGCGTTCTTGCCCAAGATTTGGTCATACACTGAAGTAGAACCTGCAGGAACCAACAAGCCGTTGATACGACCTGAACCTGCACCTGTTGGAAGGCCACCACGCATTGTGGGGTCATTCAAGTATTTCCAATCTGACTTGTAGAAGTCATAACCTCGACGGAATCCCGTGAAGCCAAGATTCAAAGCCATGTTCTCGTCATTGTCAAACAAGCCATATGAAGTACCGCCCGCTCCGTAAGAGTTTTGAGCAGCCAACATATCGTCGATGTCGAAGCTGAAGTCGCGGTCAACGAAGATTACGTTCTCTTCAATTGCGCCCTGCTTGTCCAAACGGCTGATGATGGTATCAAACTCGGTAAGAGTTGTTGGGTTACCTCCATTGTAAACATTACCTCGGTTGTTTACAACATAGAATACACCTTCAGAACCCTTGTTACCTACGCCTGAAGTTACACCTGCAGCAATAGCGGCAACACCACTATTGGCTTCAGCAGGAACTGCTTCAATCATAGCTGTCTCCAAGTAGTCATCAAAACGCAAACGAGTTTCGTGCTCAGACTTCAAGTACCACAGGTATCCTGTTGCACCATTCTCTGTAGTCACTTCTACCCATCCAATTTGCGCCATATCAGAACCTGATACTGCGTACTTGTCCTTGATGATAATCGGAGAGTTATCGAAGATGTTGTCATCAGACTCCAATGAACCGCTCATTCCTGCTGTTCCTTTTTGGAACTCAGAACCGTAGATAAATACAGTACGAGTTAAACCCGCTGCACCTACCTGACCGCCTCCTTCGTAGTAAGCAACATCGAAGGTACCCGCCGCAGTATCTACTGCAGTTACGATAGCCTTGTTTTCGCCTGCACCTGCGTTATCAGAGATAACGACAGTTTGACCAACGCGAACAGCGATGGAACCTGTGCCGGGGTCAAGCGTGTCGTTTACAGTGATAGTAGCCGTATCATCGGCTGCAGCACCGTCAGATGCACAGTTAACGTACTTTGTGTGGAGACGACCTTGCTCTGCCCACTTGATGAGGTCAGAGTTAGAGGGCATCTCTGCACCTACCATACGAAGGAAAGAAGCAATTGTACGATTGCCGTATCGTTCGAATTCCTTTTCGTAAGTATCAGGAAGATACTGATTCAAGAAATCGAAATTTGTAATGTAGTTGCTCTGAAGAGCAACCTGCTCTGCGCTTGGTTGCAGAGCATACGTGGGGGTGGCGTTTACTGAACCTGCCATGTTTTCTAAGTTTTAAAGTTATGTCCTGTTTTTAGGACTGCGAATTTTGAGGCCGCTCCCCGAAGATGGAGATACGGCTCGAACTTGAAGCCCGCCTTTTTTAGAAGAGACTTGAGGAACACCACGCTCAGACATATTTACATTTTTAGTCTTCTTCATGAGGTCATCAACAGCCTCCGCCTTGCCTTGCTCGTAAAAGAACTCGGCAAATTTGTCGGGATTCATAGCCATTGCTAAAGAACGATGGTAAGCATGAGCATCTGTTAAAAGACCCTGTTCATCCGTAAACTTTTGAATCCACGGAAGTGGGGAGTCTTGCAACTTTCTTAGTTCATCCTTGTCCGCAGGAGAAAAAACAAAAGAGCGTTCACCAAGCTTGAATTCAAAACCTTTGAACTCATTGCTAAACACTTGATTTGTTTTGTCCACAAACCAATCTCTTCGGCGTTTTAGGGCATCCTGCTCGTTTTTAGCGTCGGCCAAATATTGCTTAAACTCTTTATATTCTTCCGAGGTATTAAAAGATTCACCCCCCACTGACTCAGCAGGAACCTTATATTTCTCTTTAGCCTCTTCAAAATACTGCTTCGCTTTAGCAACTATTTTTTTCTGTTTTAATCGGGTCTTCTTAATAAAGTCCTCGTCATCTAATTCCTCATCGTATAGATAGTCCTGAAGCATTACTTCAAGGTCGTCGTCATCCATACCATCAGTCATCTCTGTCTCGCGCAAGTAAGCTGCAATAAGTTCTTCACTTGATAGCGAAGAGTAATCCTCATTAAGCTTCATAAAGTCCTGAATGCCTCGGCCTGTTTCTTTTTTAAACTTAAAGAAAGCGGCCATCTCTTCATCCATTTCTCCATTTTCTTCACGAGCAGCCTTGAGGTCTTCAAGAGAATTAATTTCAATTCCCAATCGTGATTTAATCTCGTTGACCAAATCAGCCTCTTCAAACTTGCTCGCTTCCTCTTGCTCAGGAGCTTCTGCCTCGACCTCTTGCGTTTTTTCCACAGGCTGTGGTGTTTCACGCAAATCAATCTTAGCAATATTAGGGTCGTTAGTGTTTTCAGGCTCTACGAACTTAGCTTCATGAACATCAAGAAGCTCTTGTTCTTTTTCCTGCAAAGACTTTTCCTCCTTTAACTCCACGGATTTTACTTGAATACCTTCCATTAAATTTGATTTGTACGAAAGTAACTAATTATTTCTACTTAGCGTGGACTAAATTCAGCCAAATCGAAACCATCCAAACTGTCTTCGTTTGATTCAAACGAGATAGCAGGTAGGTTGTTCTTTCGTTGATTTATTAGTTGTGACTGCTGAGTGTTCTGCTGACTAATTCGATTAGCCTTAGCATCTTCACGTTGAGTCTCACGAGAACTCAACTGTGACTCAACAATATCTTTTAATTGCATCTGATAGTTAAACTCTTCAGCCATGAGCCTACTCTTCAATTGCGCTTCTGCTTCTTGCTTCTGCATCTCAAACTGAATCTCAGCCTGCTTTAGCTTCATCTTGCCCTCCATCTCCATCTGCATTTTCTGCATACTAGCTTGCTGTGCAGCTTGCTGTGCTTGAAGATTTTGCTGTGCAGCTACGGCTTGTTGCTGCATCTGCATACGCTCTTCGCGGTCTTGCTTTGCAACACGCTTTACTTTCAGGAATTGATTTGCAAGCTTGAGATTTTTAATCTCTCGAATATCAATCGCATCCTCAAGGTTAATATCGCCCTTGCTCAAAGCCATCTGTATGTTCTGCTCAAGTTGTGCTCTTTGCTCTTCGTCAGGCGTAACTTCAATAAAGATTCCAAAGTCGTAGATGTACAAATCGTTCATGTCCTTCAGAACGGCTACGTTGTACTTTCCGATTTGATTAACAAACTCATCCTTAAAGTCTGCATACTCTAAAATATCACCAATACGATAGGTTAGGCTTTCTGCAAGACTTCTAAATATATACAGGCTACCATCAAGAATATGACGAGTAGCCGTGTTAGAGTTTAATGCCGCAAGTTTCTGAACACCCACCAATGAATAAGGGTCAGGAGTAGAGCCATCTCGCGCTTCATTGAGACCCGTCACGTCACGAATCATTTGAAGATAGTGGTTCATATTTTGAACCAACATCTGAGCTTTTCCGGAAGCACTGCTTGAGGTAAGTTGCTGAATTGGTACACGGCCTTGGTTGTATTCGCCCTCTTGCGTATAGCTTCTTCCAATAACGCTACCCGTTTGGAAAAACAAACGCAAAGCATCCGAAGGATTGTAAGCGTTTCCTGTTCCAAGGTCTACCTCGTTCAAGCCATCAGCATCAATATAAACCCCGTCAGGAACCGTTCGTGATATAACCTGCTGCAGCTTTAGGTGAGTAATCTGAATGAGGTCGGCAAATGGTATCATGCGACGAACCAAAGATTCAATCACCCCCTTGTACAAACGAGGAGCGCAAGCAACGTAATTAGGAAGCGCGTGTTGAGATGCTGATTTAGGGCGCACCATGTTTTCAGCCATTTCCCACTTTAGCAAGATGTTTGTGCCCATAACCATCACGCCTTCATACCAAACGTCAATGGTTTTTTCAAGCTTTTCAAACTTGCCGTCCTGCATCATTTCTTCCGGCGGATTGAATTGGTCATCTTTTTCAATCACGCGCTTGTTGTCTCCATCTATTTTTTTCTTGTAGACAATCTTCTTTGTTGTCTTGTAGTTGAAGTACATTACCGTGGTAGTATCACGGTAAAAAATATCGTTGTCGTAATACTGAGCTACGTTGTAGTAGTCGTACCAACTTTGCCCTGATTTAGAAATGGTTTCCAAATCTTCATTGGTCAGGGTAGGGTCTATCTTAAGTAGCTCAATAACAGGAATCGTTTTTATCTCACCCCAATAGAAGCAGTCCTTGAAGTGAGGGTCTTCAGTATAGCTATACACCACGTTGGCAGGGTCAACATACTTTACCTCTACCCCACTGCCCTTCAAAAACTCTGTCTTTGCTACGGAGATTCCCAATACCGTAAGGTCGTAATCAAGTCGCTTACGAAGGTCGGTATAGTGGTTCTCTTCAAGGATAGTGTTAATCGCTTCTTCCTCTGCAATCTCAATAGCAGGCTTGTACTTAAGCTGCATAAAAAGCTGAAGCTCTTCATCAGAGTTAGGCAGCTCCTCGGAAGGAACTACAAACGGGTCAACACCACTTTGTTGCTGAATGTTTTCAAGGAATGGCTTAGCTACCATCTGCCCCTCAATCAGGTCTTGGAATGCGCTACGCTTAGATTGAGATAGAGCATCCTGAGCAAAAGCTTTTACCTTGAACAATCTTTCCGACATCCCATTGACTACGATGTCTACAAACTTTGGAAGAATCGGAACCGGAGTCCAATCAAGGTTGAGATAGGAAAGGTCTCCATCAATTGCTAACTCGTTCTTGTACTTTGCGATAGATTGTTCTCCTCTTGCATACAATCGGAGGCGATTAAAGTCTCGCCATTGATTGTAAAAGCGACATTGATTTCCATCTTTTTTGAACCATTCATACTGAATGGCTTGACCAATTTGCAACCCAAATTCGTCCGTAGCTTTTTCGGCATCCGATACAAATTGACTTGGGAAGCCCGTGGCTGATATATTTATAGTGACTTCCTTCATCGCAATATTTCGCTAGTTGTTCCGGTGTTGCTGTATCGAGCGAAGTTAACACTAATTTTTCTTTGTTTCTTCTCAGGCAAATACAAGTGCTTTTGGTTAGCCATAATAGCCAATCCCGAACTAATGGTTGCATCATATGCCGTTCGGTTACTAATGTCAAACTTAGCCCAATCTTCAAGGGTACGAATAAATGGCATCATCCCCATCTCGTCCGACTCCCTAAAGGTTCCCTCTAAATCTATACCAACGTGCTTCTCAATGTATGACTCAATGGCTGAAGCGTGAGCTTGCTTTACATCCTCGCTTGAGTTTGGTATGCCCCCCAACTCCTTTTCCGTTTTGGAAAGTTTAATAAATGGCTTGTCCGGTCTATTCATGCAGAACCCTCGATACCCTCTGTTTTTAAAATGGTAAAGCAATCTAGGCTTGTTATTTTCAATTAAGATGGGCATACCGTAAAAGACACACGCCATTAACACATCTTCGAAAAATATCTCGGCAGTCTGAGGACGAGCAACATATTCAAGGAAGAACTCGTTGCTTGGCGCATCCTCCATGCTAAACTTGGTTAAGCCGTGCAAAGCTCCATTTGAACCCCCGCCACCTACAACGCCGGAAATATCATAAGAGTCACATCCGAATGCTCCTATGTGTTCATTGCCGGGGTGCTTGACTCCGTTCTTTTCATATACATTATTCTGCAACGCAGCAGATGGTGTCCATGTAATATAAAACCTTCCGCGTTTATCAGGATAAAAAACTACCTGTGTATCTCGAATACCGTTTTCCCAACGGAAAGAACCTCGCGTAACAAACTGCTCCTTAATCAATGACTCAGAGTAATCAAGCTGTTGGTATATCTTGGTAAGATTGAAAAGAGAGGATTTGCTTTCGTCTCTAAACGCATGAGATTCCGTGCGAGGAAACTGTCGGTAAAATTCGTTCAAAGCATCAGGGTCATTCTTTAAAGATTCTACCTCTGCTTCCCAATAATCTACAGCCCCTCCATAGATGGGTCGGTCATCAACACCCCTAATCTCCTTGGGTGGAGTATGAAAAACCGGATGCCCATAGCGGTCAATAAACCCTTCCATGTTGTACTCCATAGGAATAAACAGGGAATACATTCCACTTTTGGTTTGCCCGTTTTTATTTCGGGTTTCAACATTGGAATCTTCGTAAATCTTTTTGAAGTTAGAACCACCCTTGTTTAGAGCATTAGACGTTGAACCCATCAGGCATTTCCCAATAATTCGACTACCCAATCGCAAGCACGTTTTGGTTACTCGCCAATTGTTTAGGATGTTGTTGGGCTTAATCCATTTACCGCTCTCGTCATGAACAAGGAGCAATAGCTTCTCACCATCATAAGAGTTGTCATCCGTGTTCTTCCAATCAATCGTGGTGTCGAGTCCATCCAAATCTTGAGAGGCCACATCGTGCATATTCTTCTTCGTAATCTTGGAAGCAGGTACACGAAAAGCCAACTCAGTTTTTGGTTTATCCATACCGTCTTGAATAGGCTTGAAGAAGAAAGGCAGGCGGTTTGCAATAGGAACTACCTTGTCCGTAAACATCTTCTTTGCATCTGAACCCGTCTTAGATAAGATGCCGACCCTTGAATCTTTTGCAAGTGTCCCTGTGTTCACACATTCAGAAGACCCCATGAAAGAAAATCCTGAACGACGAATCTTTAAGTATGTCATGCCGTAGCACCTATCGTCTGCCTTGCAAGCTTCCCAAAACAAATAGAATATTCGATTAGCTTCTCGAAAGTCAGGAGAGCCTACATCAATAGCGGCCCACTGCAAATACATATAGTGCGCCCCTGTGATGTACGTCGGAACACCTCCATTAATAAACCAATGGCCCTGCTCTCTTAAGTTGAACTCCTCCTCGATGTAATCTACCCACTCATTCTTAAACCCGGAGGGCATATCATTCCATTGAAAGATTGATTGGATTCTGCGTAGGGGAGCAGGTAATTCTTTTTTTACCCAATAGTCCGGCTCAGGAGAAAGATTCTCAGGGGTGGGGGGAAGTGCGATATTCAATCCTCTT